GGGGGGGGGGTGAATCGCTTGAAAAAGAACATATTCGTTAGCAAGATGAAGCTGTTCGATGACACGAATGAAAGCCTTGCAAAGTACATGGGAATATCGCGGTCAAGGCTTAACGCAAAAATCAATGAAACTGGCGGCGCGGAATTCACGCAAGGCGAAATCCAAAAAATCAAGGACAAATATAATTTGTCCAACGATGAAGTCAACGCAATTTTTTTTAACTGATTTGTGTCTTAATAAGACACAGCAGAAAGGAAGGATACCATGTTCAACGAAAACTTGAAATCCGTCATGGAGCAACGGGGGATTTCGCAAGCCGAACTTTCCAAACTGACGGGCATCGGGAAGCCGTCAATCAGTCAATACCTTTCGGGCAAGAATGAGCCTTCCCCGAAAAACGTCAAAACCATTGCGGACGCGCTTGACTGCCCCGTTGACCGTTTGATTACCGTAATCCAAAAGGTCATCCCGCCGCAAGCCGTGGACAAGACGAAGCTGACCATTGCGGAAGCGGCGCAACGGTGCGGAAAGTCAAAGGAATTCATATCGGGTTGGCTTCAGGATGGGGATTGTCCCTTCGGTTATGCCCGAAAAGGCACGGGCGAAAAGTGGGATTACTTCATCGTGGCGGCGCGGCTTGAAAGTTATCTTTCAGGATTCGGAATGTGAGGTGTGACGGATGCCGCTTTACCCACACCAAACAAAATGCCTTGACCTGACCGCCGAACTGAACCGTGTGGGTTACTTCCTTGACATGGGGCTTGGAAAGACCTTTGTCGGCGGGGAGAAAATCAAGCGGCTTGCAACCACGGTGAACTTGCTTGTCTGTCAAAAAACGAAAATCATTGATTGGGTTCGCCACATGGTTGACGTTTGCGGGATTGACACCTATGACCTGACAGACAAGAAAGAACTGGAATACTTTATGAGTTGCGCGAAAAGCAAAGGGTTTTCAGTTCCCGTCATCGGCGTTATCAATTATGACCTTGTGTTCAGGCGCAAGCAACTTTTGAACCTTGACAACTTCACACTATGCCTTGACGAATCAAGCCTGATTCAGAACGAAACAGCAAAGCGGACAAAGTTCATTATGAAAATGAACCCGCTGAACGTGGTTCTTTTATCGGGAACGCCAACGGGCGGCAAGTATGAAAATCTTTGGTCACAATGCCGCTTGCTTGGATGGGGTATCAGTCAAAAGGTTTTCAATCAGCAATACATCAACTGGAAAACAATCGAGGTCGGCGGTTTTCCTATGAAGGTTGTTGACAAGGGAAACCCATACAAGAATGTTGACCGCCTGAAAGCAAAGATGCGCGAACATGGCGCGGTGTTTATGACCACGGATGAGGTGTTTGACCTTCCCGCCCAAAGCGTCATCGAAGTCAAGGTAAAGACCACGAAAGAATACAGGCAGTTTCAGCGCAAAAGCCTTGTTCAAGTGGACGGTGTTGAACTGGTCGGTGACACGACACTTTCAAAGCGGATTTATTCAAGGATGCTTTGCGGTCATTACAACCCCGAAAAGCTGAACGCCTTCCGCGATTTGTGTTCAAGCACAAACGACAGGCTGATTGTCTTTTACAACTTTGACGCTGAACTTGAAGCCTTGCGGAAAATCGCCGCCGAACTGGAAAAGCCTGTTTCCGAAATCAACGGACACACCAAAAACCTGACCGCCTACGAAACGGAAACCGATTCAATAACGCTTGTCCAATACAAGGCGGGGGCAATGGGGCTTAACCTTCAAAAGGCAAACAAAATGGTTTATTTCACGCTGACGGACGAAGCGGAACTATTCATGCAAAGCATGAAACGCATACACCGAATCGGGCAAGAAAGACCATGCTTCTATTACTTGATGCTATGCGAAAACAGCATTGAGGATGAGGAAATACTTCCCACTTTGGGGATAAGAAAGGACTGGACGGATGAGTTATTCAAAGAAAAAACCAACTAAAGGGTTGCGATGGCTGATTGCATCATGGGTGTTCTTTTTCGCGGTCGGCGCAATCGGGGCGGGTGTTACGGTCAACATCATCAAGAAACCGCCGCCAACGATTACAGCGGAAACCCAAACGCCTGAACCCTTGTATGGAACACGGGATGGGCGGGTGTTCGCGGGGAATCCCGAAATGTCGCGGGATTGGGGCGCGGGGGATTTGGATTTCAAGCCGCTTGACGTGCCGCTTGCGGAATCGACACAGGAATTCATTTTCTATCTGTCATACGGGTATTACATTGACTTCCCGTTCGTGATGGGGCTGATACAGCAAGAAAGCGGGTTCAACCCGAAGGCAATCAGCGAAACAAACGATTTCGGGCTTATGCAGATAAACGCCTGTAATCACGGGTGGCTTGAAGAACAGCTTGGAATCACGGACATCCTTGACCCTGAACAAAACATTCGGGCGGGTTTGTACATACTGCGAACCCTGTTTGAGAAATACGATGACCCCGAAAAGGTTTTGATGGCTTACAACATGGGCGAACACGGCGCGAATCTGCTATGGGAAAAAGGCGTGTATCAAACAAACCATTCCCGCAAGGCTTTGACCTATGCGGATGGATTTAGAAAGGAGTTAGAAGGCGATGGAAATTAAGTGCAAAAACGAATGTCCGAACAATGAAGTCGCGTTTCATGGGTGTTGCAATGGGGGGTGTCCAAACGCCGAGGGATGCGCCGAACGATGCGGACTTGACCCGCAGACTTGCGAAGATTCCATTTTCGAGGGCGGGGAACTGGAAGTTTTCCAAAGCAAAGCGGCGGCGGTCATTGCCAAAATCGGTGCGCTTGTAAAGCAAAAGAAAGACATTGAAGCCGCTGAAGAGGAAATGCGGAAACAGCTTCAGGCGGCGATGGAAGCGCACGGCATCAAGGCTTTTGACAATGACGTTATCAAAGTTACCTTTGTTGAAGCGTCAACCCGTTCAAGCGTGGATGGAACAAAGCTGAAGAACAAATACCCTGACATTGCCGCCGAATGCACAAAGACAAGCGCGGTCAAGGCTTTTGTCAAAATCGAAGTGAGGTAGCGGGATGGCAAGCGAAAAACTGTTTGAAAATCGCCTGAAAAGTTGGCTTCATTCGGTCGGCGTTTATGCGGCGGGGACACCTTTAGACAAGATGACGGCGGCGCAATGCGGATGGTTTTTGAAGGTGTGGGGCGGGGGGATGCAAAAGGGCGGGATTCCTGATTTGCTTATGTGCGTGAACGGCTTATTTATCGCCGTTGAACTGAAAGGCGATACAGGGAAACCATCTGACTTGCAACGCATGAACACGGCGAGGATTAACCAGTCAAACGGCATCGGAATCATTCTATACCCTGACGGGGTGGAAGATTTCAAAAAAATTGTAAAGGGGGTGATTGCTTGCAATGGTCACACAGTCGGGTTGAGTGCTTTGAAACGTGCAGATTCAAGTACAAGATGCGTTATCTTGACGGAATACTGACCTTGCCGCCTGACAACGCAGATAACGCCTTGATTTTGGGAACGGCGTTGCACACGGGCATTGAAAAGGGTGCGGATGCCGCCATCGAAGCGTATTTCAGCGCATATCCCATCATCACGGACGCGCACGTTGACGAAGCCATGAAACTTGAATACTTGATTCCCAAAGCGCGGGAAATTTTACCGAAAGGGGGCAGTTTTGAAAAGTTAATTTCAAATTCGGACTTCATCGGGTTTGCGGATTACCTTGTTCCAACGGGAACGCCGAACGAATTTGACCTTTTCGATTTCAAATATTCAAACAACGGTTCAAACTACAGGAAATCGCCGCAGTTGCACATTTACAAGCATTTCCTTGAACCGTCCGTCAAAATCCGCAAGATGTTTTACCTGATAGTTCCCAAAGTGAAAATCAAGCAAAAGAAAAGCGAAGATTTGTCACGGTATAGGGCGCGAATTCAGGCGGAACTTGAAAAATGCGAACCCGCGCTGATTCCCATAGAGTTTGATTACAACAAAGTGATTGGCTTCATGCTTGAAATCAAGCGCGTACAGGAAACCACGGACTTCACCAAAAACGCAAGTTATTTGTGCGGATGGTGCGAGTACCAAGAGTATTGCGAGAAAGGAAGCGATTATATGTTATTACCGAAAAACGAACGCCGCGCCTTAGACAAGGTGACAAAGCGCGTGTTGTGGCTGTATGGTGCGCCTTTCAGCGGAAAGACCACCTTCGCGAACAAGTTTGATGACCCGTTGATGCTGAACACGGACGGCAACATCAAATTCGTGGATGCCCCCTATATCCCCATAAAGGACGAAATCAAGGTTGAGGGGCGCATGACCAAAAGAACCCTTGCGTGGGAAGTTTTCAAAGACGCAATCGCGGAACTGGAAAAAAAGGGCAATGACTTCAAGACCATCATCGTGGACTTGCTTGAAGATTTATACGAGCATTGCCGCTTGTATATGTACCGCGAAATGGGGATTACCCATGAATCGGATGACAGTTTCAGGGCGTGGGACAAAGTGACGGTTGAATTCCTGTCCACGCTGAAGCGGCTGATGAACATGGACTACGACAACATCATCCTGATTTCTCACGAGGACACGAGCAAGGACATCACGAAAAAAGGCGGCGATAAAATCACGGCAATCAAGCCGAACTTGCGTGATAAGGTCGCAAACAAGGTGGCGGGGATGGTTGACATCGTGGCGCGGGTTATCGCGGAAGGCGAAAGTTATACCCTGTCCTTCAAGACATCGGAAGTCATTTTCGGCGGCGGTCGGCTGAAGGTTGCCACAAAGGAAATCCCGCTTGAACTTGAAAACCTGATTCAGGTTTACGATGACGCGAACGCCGCGAACAAGGCAAGCGGCAATAAGACCCCCGCCACGTCCACGGAAAAGCC